TAAATCTTGGTCGTAAGGTTTTCTTTTAAATCTACCAGTTCTCAAAGCATGAAGGAACCCGTTAACTCTGGCTACTCCCCACTGGTCAGCTCCAGTTACATTACCACGAACTGATGATGGGTTTGTACGATAAGCACCAACACCTCTGTTAAATACAGATACTAATGTTCTTAAATTAGTTCTGTACTTAGGATTTTTCGCATTGTGTTCTTTTACTTTATTAGTAAGAGTTTTGCGAATTCTATCTGAAACAGCTTTAGCAGCATTTTCATCAGCCATTTTACTGGCTAACTCATAAGCAGCTTTACGCCTACTTCTAACTACTTTCATTTGGTCAGATATAACTTTTTTCATAGCAGGAACACCCATGTTTAAAACACCACCCCACTTAATAGCAGCAACAACACCAGCTAATCTGTTATTGTTTTGATGTCTTCCCATAAATCGCTCTCTTCTACGTACCCAGCTAAGAACTGATTCACTTCTATCACCAGATTGATATTTAGTCCACCTAGCAAAAGCATCATTACCTGTAAACGAAGTAGGAGGGTTACCACCATTTCCACCTCGTCTCCAAATTTCTGGGTAATTCTCTTTTAGGTTTTTTGCATAACCATAAGGAAACATTTTATATTTAGAATTAGAAATACTTACAGCCATGTCATCACCAGGGCTTGGAAAATTTGTTCTATCTTTCTTAGGTTTTTCTTTTTTTATATTCTCAGGTTCCATCTCAAAAACTTGTTCCATAACTACTTCGGCTTCTTCTGTTGATACTTTCAACTCCTCAACTATACCATCAATAAAAGATTTTTTGCTTCTTTCAAATGCTTCGTGACTTGCACAAGGCATATAGTATGTCATGTCTTCAATTTTATGAGTATGAAAACCAGAACAACCTATTTGTCTAGCTCTTTCTTCAGCAGCTTCTCTAGTTGTAAACATCCACATATTCCTTGATGGTCTAGGAGCAACTGCTTGTCTAGTAGTCTCAGGTGCGGCATCAACACTATCCATTTTTTGGTCATATAATTTTCTTAAAAGTTTTGCTTCATAACTAGCTTCATCTGAACTAGCAGCTCTAAGTTGTTCTGATTGAGTATCATTGTTTTGTGTATCTTGTTGTTCTTCAGTTTGTGCTTGAGGTACTGTTGATTGACCATCTGCATCAACTTGTAACATATTCATTGGTCTTAAATATACGTTATGTTTTTCATCAACATCAAGACCAACTACTTTTCTAGCTTCACCAATAGTTATCCAACCACCAGATACACCCATGTTCACTCTTTTATAAAGTTCATCCATATCTGTTTGTAAAGCTCTTACATTTTGAATATCATAATCACACATCATTTGACTATCGCCAAAATCTGGTATAAGTAATTGATGTGTTAGTTCATTAGAAACTGTTTTCCACAATGGAACTAATTTCTGCTCAGTAAAAAATTCTCTTAGTTCAGCAGTATTGTTGTATGTTGCTGCGTCCAAACCAGCTCCAAGTCCAGCAAGAATTGCTGGTACACCTAAAACAGCAGAAACTCTTTCTTCAGGCAATCTTCTTAATTCTTGTAATTTCATTTGGTCAGGTGAAAAAGAAACAACTTCTACAGACATAGCACCAGAAAGAACCATTGGTTGACCTCTATTAGCACCACCAAATTTTTGTTTGTAAGAAGATGCTATAGCTTCAGCTTCTTCTCTAGTAGGTCCACCCATAGCATCATTTCTTGGTGACAGTACAACTCCTGGTACTGCTAAGTTTGTTAACAATGCAGAAGAATATTGACCTGCTGCTTCATCTCCAACTAATTCTCTTAATATAGATTTAAGCGGTGCATGACCTCTTCTATGGTCATTTGGGTCAATACCTTGACGTATATGAATTACATCTTCTACTTTTAACTTTACAGGTTCACCTGCAAGTTCATTTTTAGAATGTGCATAATATTCATAATGTGTAATAAGTTTATTAGTGTTACCTCTAACACTTACCAAGTTAGGCATTAAAGGTACTAATTGAACAACTTTACCTTGTGCGTTTCTATTCTTATAAATAAATGCATCACCATGTGCATTTAAAGAAATTACAATATAGTGTGATAAAAGACTTGAAGACATAAACTCATTAGGTCTTCTATAAAGTTCTGTAACTGGATGTTTATAATCGACTTCTCTGTCACCAAAAACTTGGTCTCTTTTTACTACTTGAAGTTGTGGTTCTGCGAAAGATGTAGCTAATACATTTAAACAAGCTACTACTGCGGAGTTTGCAGTACCGTCTCCTATTTCTTTTAATTGTTCTGTTTCCCAAAAACCTGCTGTTGAATTGTAGCCATAAATAGACGTATCACGACTAGAAGACAAGCTTTGATTGTAGCTTGCCATTTTTCTTAGTCCAGCTTCACTCGGTTTATTTAAGTAATCTGATATTCTTGCTATAAAACTTTTATCTTCTGCCATATTAAAATGCTTGCCAGCTTCTCCTCTGAACTAATGCTTGGACCCCGAGTGTCAGTGCATCGACAATATCATCATGTCGACCAACTGGAAATGTCATCAGTTCTCGCTCTAACTCTTCTAACCACGATGCATTACGACGAAACAATACATCGCCTGACTCCATCCTAGCCGATAAAGGTAAAGCCTGTGTTATTTTATCTTTACTAGCGTCCATCTCTCTAACTCTCATACCAACTCTTTGAGCCATTTGAATAAAGTTTTTAGAAAATCCTTGTTTTTCTATACAAACGTATGCCCATTTGTACTTATTATACAACTGTTGAAGAGTAGGAACTATATCAGGACCTTCTATTTTTACCCTTACCATGTCTTCTACAAATATTTTCATATCTGGTGAGATAGCACATGAAAGAATAACTGTATAATCTGAGTCTGTTTTTGTAGTAACAGCTAAGTCAGCTGTACCAAAATGTAACATTTCAGCTGGATTCCATTGAGAACCACCACCAATGTATAGTCTATCTTTTATATCAAAGTAAGACATCCACTCTGGTTTAAGCATTCCTTGACCTGCATCAACAAATTCAGCTAAATACTCTTGAGCAAAAACAATAGAGCCTACTTCATCTTTTGCAGAATCTATTTCATCGTCATCAATCATTGGGTTGTCGTAAGTAGAATATCTAAACCTTTCCCAATTAGGTGAGTTTTCTGCTACTTCCCATAAATCAAAAAACCAATTATCCATACCCATAGGTGTACTAATAAATAATGCAGAACCTTTTCTTTCTGTAAGAGTAGGACGTAATACTTCTTGCCAAACATCAGGTTTAATAAATGCTGCCTCGTCCATTACTAAGAAATCCAAACCTTCACCACGTAACCTTTGTGGATTATCAGCAGATTTACAAGATATAGAGCCACCATTAGGAAAAATAACTTCCATGTTGGCTAAAGAAACTTTAGGTTGTATTTCTGGTGGAAAAGAATAAGCTGCGTTTTCTAGTGCTCTCCAACCAACTCTAGCTATAGCAAATGTTGGTGCAACCCACCAAGCTCTACCACCATTAAGAGCAACTTCCATACACATGTGTATACCAAGACGAGTTTTACCAAACCTACGACCAGCACAAAGAATTTTCCATCTGCTATTTGATTTAGCAACTTCTTTTTGATTTTCATGAAGTCCAGGTAATTCAGGAACATAAACTGGCATTACTTTTTATTTCGTTTAAGTTCTAAATATTCTTGTACTAATTTTATATATTCTCTTCTAGAGGCAACTTGTTGTTTACCAGTATATATATCTGAATGCCACTTGCAGAACATAGCTACATTGTCAGAATCATAAGCTCTAGTGCTATCTCTACCCATTGTTCCTATTTTTTCAATCATTGTAAGTTTTAGAAACTGAGCTTCTTTACATCCAGTCCACTCACATTTGTATCTAGCTCTAATTAAAGCTTCTTTTCTTGTTTGATTTATATTTTTTGGTCTTACCATCTAAACTTCTTTTTTTTCATTTCGTTAAATTGCTTATAAGACTTAGCACTTAAATTACTTGGGTCTTTTTCCCATTCTACATCAACAGGTGTCTCAAACATGACATTCTTTGAAACTAATCTTTTAGAATCAGATTTACACTTTGGACACTTAATTAAAGGGTCTTCTGTTATTTTATGTGTTACTTCAAATTCAAAATTACATTTATGTAAAATACATTGGTAATCATATCTAGGCATATCTATTTAAAAATCC